TGGCGGGGCGGAGGGTGCCGGAGGCCAGCCAGTGTTCGAGCAGGGTCCGTGGGTCCATGCCCTTATCCTGCCCGGTCCCCGCCGGGTAAGTAGATCTTCTTTTACGGAACCTCGGGGTCCGCCCACCCAGGGGGCGTCTTGCGTGCGCCGCGTGGGGAAGTGCGGGGGATTGCGCGCGCGGCTTCTGCTGGTGGGTGGGGTGCCCGAGGTTCCGTAAAAGTCCTGATCATGGGGGTGGAGGGGGTGTCCGGGCCGGGGTCCCACCGTCTCGGATCACGCTACGGCCGATCCGCTTCGGCGTTCCCTCCGCTCCCCTTTTCGCCTCGACACGCCGTTGCCCCTCCGCGGCACAGTCCGGGAAGGGGCAACAGCTGGTCAGTAGTCGGTACCGGGGACCGCCTCGTCGGGCCACTCGTCCTCGGCGGCGCACACGACGCACTCGTGGTCGAACTCGGTGGCGTCGTGGCACAGCCGGATCTGCTCATCGGTGAACTGGTCGGGCATGGTGGCTCTCCTACTCGTACTCGGGGCAGCCGGCGTGGTGATGGACGGCTTCGTCGGGACAGGTACAGGCGGGGCTGTCGGGCTGCGAGCAGCCGGGCAGGTGCGGGGCCGCGGCGCAGCAGCGCGAGCAGTCGCAGTCGCGGGTGCGTGCCAGGAACGGCGGCCGGCACGGTCCCGGGTGGTCGACGGGCGCCCACACCCGGGAGGGGGAGACCTCCTCGGCGGCGGCGAGAGCAGCGAGAGCGGAGCGCAGGGAGTCGGCTGTGTTCATGGGGTTCCTTCCGTGCTGGTGCCTGCGTGGGACAGGCCGGGTATGGCGTCCTGGTCGACCTCGAACCGTCCACGGCCGCCGTGCCGCGGCTCGGGATCACACTCCGGCCCTTTGCGTCGCTGCCGGGAAATCACGTCATGCAGTTCGCGGCCGCAGTCCTCACACCACACCCGCCGGCGCGGCCCCGAGTCCACCTCGGGCAGGGCTTGCTGACGCTGTATCGCCATGGCATCCAGTGTGATCCGAGTCGGGGGTTCCCTTGTGGCAACGTCCGTGGCTACAATCGCCGCATCTGGCGGGCATGCCCGCGGAGATGGGCAGGCCACCCCCGGGTTCGGGCGGTGGCCTTCGTTGTATGAGGATCAGCCGTATGTGACCACCATGGCGTCCGGGGACTCCTCGGTCGGATCGGCTCCGCGGTCACGGCACAGGATGCAGCGGTCGCCGAGGTGGCCCTCGGGTGCCATGTAGAGGCGCTGACCGCAGAAGTAGCCGCCGCAGCTGTACTCGTCGCCGCCGTGGACGCTGCCGCAGAGGTAGCCGAGCCCGCGGTCGATTCGTTCTGTACAGCCGGGCTGCTCGCAGATCGTGGGGACGCCGTAGCCGACGTCGATCTGCTTGCCGTTGCGGTAGACGGTGCCGTGCATGTTGCCCATGGGTGATGCCTCCTAGGCGGCGAGTGCGGTGGTCTGGCGGGTGGTGGCGGTACGGGGGAGGTAGTCGCGGCCGAGTTCGCGGGCGATGAGCTGGTTGGTGCTGCGGACCACGATGCCGCGCCCGGCGGGGGTCGTTGCCTGCGGCTGCTCCAGGACGAAGGCGATCCGGTGGGTTGTGTAGGAGACGATCCGGTCGATGTAGAAGGAGCGGGCGTCGCCGCGGAGGCGGCAGCCGGCGCGGAGCTGGATGCGGCCGGCCTTGGTGGTGCGGATGTCCCAGGGTTCGATGGTGCGGATGGTCTCGGTGCCGTCTTCGGCGCGGTAGGTGAGGGTGACGGCGTGCTGGTGGTCGATGGAGCGCAGCAGGTCGGTGAGGGTTTTGGTGGTGGTCTGCTTCGACGTCAGCTTCATGGTGTTCCCCCTTGGTGTGGTGCGGTGGTTCCACCCTAGAGGAATCAGCATTGTGGCGCAATGCTGATTCGGGTACTGTTGGCGGTGTTGGGGCGACACGCTCCGGCCGCCAAAGCCGCACCCTGGCATGGCGTCGACATGCTGAATGGAGGAAACTGGCGTGGCAGATGCCCTCAAGCGCCCGCCCGGCCATCCCCGGTCTGGCCGGCGCCCCGCCGGAAGGACCCGACCTGTGACCGACTCGCCCCGCGAACGCGCTGCCCGTGGTGTCGCCAAGCTGAAGAAGTACGGAGAGCACGACGAAGCAGCGGCTATCGAGGCGTTCCTGGCCCCCCGCGGGTGGGTGTCGCTTCGCGACACGGACCCGTCCATGACGGTGGAGAAGTCGCCGCTGTCGTTGACCATGACAAGGGCGTTGAAGGAGTCTTTGAAGGCCGCCGCGGCGGAACTCAACTGGTCTCTGGAGACGCTGGTGGAGGAGGGCTTCCGCGCTGTCCTGGACTCCGGGTGGCTTCCGCCGAAGACGCTCAGGACCCACGCCAGGGGGGCGCTGCAGAAGGCCCAGCGTGAGCTGAAGGCTCAGACGAAGACTGTTCTGCAGCTTCAGGTGGACAACCACCTGCGCCAGCAGGTGGAGCAGATGACTCCCGAGCTGACTGACCGGGCCGGCTATCGGGTGACGCTGTCGAGTATCGCGATCTCGTGGATGGCGGATGAACTCGGCGTGGACCGTCCGTCCGGTGAGGACCGTGATGTGCTGCGGCTGGTGGTGCGCAGGTCGTTCGCTGAGCATGTGGCGGCGGCGGCTGCTAAGCGTGGCATGACCCTGGACCAGGTGATGGGGGACGGTCTGCGTTCTCTGCTGGACGGGTCGTGGACTCCGCAGCTGGCCGGGTGGAACGTGGTGGAGGACCGGCCACGTGGTGAGCGGTCTCAGTGGCAGTCTTCGAGCGATAAGCCGGTGGAGACGACGAAGCTGACGCTGCACGTGGAGCAGGGCCTGCTGGAGGGGCTCCGGATGCGGGCGGCGGAGATGAACGAAGAGTCGACGGTGCCGGTGTATCCGGGCACGATCGCCATCGCGTGCCTGAAGGATCGGCTGGGCGAGCCCGCCGAGTAGTACCTCACGGGTGCGGGCTGGTCTGGATGCCGACACTGGGCCGGCCTGACACCCCGAACATCGCACAAACCCTTATAGGAGAGACCTCACATGGCGCATGCCACGGAGGCCCCCGCCGGCACGATGGCGGAGGGCCAGACCTCGCACACCCTGAACCAGGCTGCACGGCCGGCCAACACCTTCGGCTACACCCGGGAGCAGCAGATCGAGGCCCTGCACAAGCTGCGGGAGCCGTTCGACCCGAAGGAGATCCGGTTTCTGCCGCGCGTGTGGTGCGGCGCCTGCAAGAACTCCCGCGGGCAGGGCTGCCAGCAGCACCGCATGGTCAAGTGCGGGAAGTGCAAGCAGAGGATGCCGGACGGCGGTCACATCGACCTGCGGTACGTCGGGCATGCGGAGGCCACGAACCGGTTGCTGAACGTCGACCCGTTCTGGGACTGGCAGCCGTTGACGGTCGATGAGCGAGGCCTGCCACAGCTGGACGGCTACCGCGGTCTGTGGATCCGGCTGACGGTGTGCGGGATGACCCGGCTCGGGTACGGGCACGCCGGTGACAAGACCGGCGGTGACGCGATCAAGGAGGTCATCGGCGACGCGATCCGTAATGCGGGGATGCGGTTCGGGATGGCGCTGGATCTGTGGACGACGTCCGATCTGGAGATCATCGAGTCCGGCGGTAACCCTCTCGAGCAGGACACCGCTGGCGGCCAGGCGGGCGGTAGGCGCGAGGAGACGCCCGCGGCGCCGGCCGGTCAGGTCGACGACCACCTGGCGCGGCTGCGGACGCAGGCCCTGGAGTGCTGGGACAACTCGCTCGCTCTGGCCCAGATCGTCCTGGACGCCGAGAAGCACCAGGTCGCCGACCAGGAGGTCCCGCTCAAGACGGGCGGCACCGCCACGCTCCGCGAGCTGCTGAACGGTCGCATCACCGAACTCAACCAGGCCGCGCAGGGCGGCACCACTGAGAGGAGTGCTGCCTGATGTCCACTGCGTCGAAGAAGACGAGGGCCCGCACCGCCACGCACCGGCCGGCCGTCAGGCGGCGCCGTTTCCGCCACGACGACCTGGTCGCGGTCGACCTGTTCTCCGGCTTCGGAGGGCTCACCCGCGGTATCGAGATGGCCGGGTTCACCACGATCATGGCGGCGAACCACAACAGCTACAAGGTCGAGGTCCACGAGGCGAACCATCCGCACGCCGAGCACTGGATCGCTGATCTCGTCGACCCCGAGGCGGCGGACTACCACGACGCCCGGGACCTTCCCCCGGCCGACCTCCTGGTCGCCGGCGTGAGCTGCGTCAACCACTCGCAGGCGAACACGATCAAGGCTTATGCGCAGGGGCTGACGCTGTTCGATCTGGAGGACCCCGAGTACGAGGAGCGGGTGACGCGGTCCGAGCGGGACCGCGCGACCGCGAACTGCGTCCTCCACTACGCGGCGCAGCACCATCCGCGGATGATCCTCGTGGAGTGCACCACCGAGCTGCAGTCGTGGGGGCCGGCGCTGCCCGGCCGGAAGAAGGTCGGGGACGGCTCCACGTACCGGTGGTGGCTCAAGCAGTTCGATCTGCTCGGCTACCGGCACAAGGTGCTCTTCCTGAACTCGCAGTTCTTCGGGGTGCCGCAGTCACGGAACCGCGGCTACTGGGTGTTCGTCGACAAGTCCCTGCCCATGCCGGACCTGGAGCACCGGCCGGTGTCGCGTTGCCACCACTGTGACAAGGACGTCGAGGCGGTGTGGACCTGGCGCACCGGGATTCCGCCGACCGGGTCGGTGAACTACGGCAAGCAGTACGACTACCGCTGCCCGTCCTGCCGTCGCGAGGTCGTGCCGCCCTTCACGCCGTCGCTGGCCGCGCTCGACCTGTCCGATCTCGGTACCCGCATCGGTGACCGCGCCAAGCCCTTGGCGCCCGCGACGATGGCGCGCGCCGAGCGGTGCCGTCAGCGCTTCGCGGACTTTCCCGCGGTGCTCATGCCGGCGAAGTCCGTGCACGGCTCGGAGAAGCACCTGTGGCAGCCGATGGCGACGCAGACCAGTCAGCAGGAGACGTCGATTCTGTCGACCGGGACGCCGATCGTGTCCCGGCTGGCGGTCGCGGTGGACAACTACCAGGGCGGCCCGCGCGGCGCTGACGAACCGTTGCCCACCCAGGTCGGCTCCGAGACGCTCGCTGTGGTGTCCTCCGGGGTCATTCCGTTCCGGAAGAACACCATTCCTGTGGTGCACAGCGAGGCGATGCCGACGGTCACCTCCGACCAGATCCCGGGCCTGCTGTCGGCCGCCGGCTGGTTCAAGCAGAACGGGACCACGGGGAACGAGACGGCTCCGCACCCGCTCTCCGACCCGCTCGGCACCCTCACCGCCCGCGACACGACGGCGTTGCTCATGGCCGAGTGGCGGGCATCGCTCGCGGAGCTGCCGCTCGAGGAGTGCTACTTCCGGATGATGGCCGCGCACGAGGTCGGCCGCGGCTGCGGCTTCGATGTCGACTTCGGCGGACGCAAGGGCAGCTTCATCGTCTGGGGCTCCGCCCGCAACCAGGTCGATGGCTTCGGCAACGCCGTCTCCCCCCAGGTTGGTGCCTGGATCGGGGAGCGGCTGCGATCCATACTCCACAGTCCTCAGGACCGTGGCACGACGTTGGCCGGTTTCGAGACCGCTGCCTGAAGTCGACGGGGCCCGCTGTGCGGGCCCCGTGGGCTCCTCGTCCTCCAGGCCCCCGCTTCCGGGGCGCTGCTCTACCTCATCCTTCAACGGCCCAACGCGCCGAATCGAGGTCCCGTCATGTCTGCTGCCTGGATCGCCGGCCTGTCCATCCCCGGTGTCTACCTGCTGTCAGCGCTGGCGATGTGGCCGGTGCTGTGGTGGGAGCGGCGCCGGCCGACGGCGTATTCGCGGCGGCCGGAGGTGCTGGCCGCGTGGCGGGGGATGCCAGCCGCGGTGCAGGAGGCACACGACACCGCGGTCCTGGATGCCGCGGAGGCGGCCGAGGAGGCGGCGCGGCGGGCCGTGGAGGGCGCGGCCCGCACGAATGCCCTGTACCGGCCCTGACCCTTGTTCGTCCCTTCCCCTGGTTATGGAGGTGAGACCGCGATGGCGGCTCGCGTGAGTTCTGCCGCCGCGGTGTTCACCGCGGCGGTTGCCGTTTCGCTGCTTGCCCAGCGCCGGTGCCGGCGGCTGCGCCGAGAAGCGGTCGCGGAGCGGCTGGTGGCCGGCCGCGCTTTCCACGACAACGACGCCCTGAACCGGGAGCTGGAGGCGTTGCGGTGCCGTTTGTCCCCTGTCCTGTCCGTGCCTGAGTCGCTGATACCGCCGCTGGAAGGAGGCCCCCGATGACGGAAATGACGTCGAGTGAGTTGCGCCGTGTGTGGCTGGAGCACCCGCACTTCAAGTACCGCGGCTGTCAGCCGGATCCGGATGAGCCGCTGCGGATGGCGGGGAATCCGGCGCTGCATGTGGGGGCTCATCACGGGCCGGATGCGTTCGCGCCGGAGGGGCAGCGGGAGCGTCGGGCGCGGGAGGCGGCGGCGGTCGAGGTGTGTTTGTCGTGTCCGGTGATGGTGGCGTGTGACGCGTATGCGTCGTCGGTGACGGCGGATGGGCGGTTGGCGGAGCCGGATGGTGTGTGGGGTGGCCGGACGGCATTGGAGCGGCATAAGGCGTTGATCCGGGCGCGGCATGCGGTGCCGGCGGCGCCGAACCGGCGTTTCCAGACGGCGCAGAAGCGGGCCGCGCTGGCGGCGCTCGCACGGTGCTGGGAGCCGTTCGAGGTGGCCGCGGAGGCTTCTCGGCTGCTGGCGCTGTGGGGTGAGGGCCCGGAGGGCGGCATGGATGTGCGGACGGCGAACTGGCAGCGCTCCAGCCTGGTGCGGCTGTTGGGGTTGCCGCGGGATGTGTCGCGGATGCGGGCTTTGGCGGCGGCGCGGGAGCGGGGGCTGCTGGAGGGGGTTGAGGTGGTGGCGGATGACGGGTCGGTGCCGGCGGTACCGCCGCCGACGAAGCTGCCTGCCCCGGAGCCGGCGGTGGTGGCCGCGGAGTCGGCGGGCCCTGAGTCGGCGGATGCGGGGCGGGTGGGTGCGGTGCTGCCCATACGCCCTGGCCGTTCCCACACTCCGCGGCGGCCTCGCCGGTCCCGGGTCCGGGTGATTCCCGGGCAGCTGTCGCTCGACGACGCCCTCACCCCTGCTGTGTCCCTGTTTCCTTC